GCGTACATGCCGTTCGTGAAGAACGGCGGCATCTTCGTGCCCACGCCCAAGCGCTACTTCCTGGGCGACGAAGTGTTCCTGCTGCTGACCCTTCCCGATTCCAGCGAACGCCTGCCGGTGGCCGGCAAAGTGATCTGGGTCACTCCGGCCGGCGCACAGGGCAACCGCACCGCCGGCATCGGCGTGCAGTTGGCCGATGGCCAGGAAGGCGAAACCGTGCGCCACAAGATCGAAACCCTGCTGGCCGGCCTGACCAGCTCGGACAAGCCCACCCACACCATGTAAGGCGGCGAACCTCGAAACACCCGAGATCCCGCCTTTTCGTAGAGTCGAGCTCGCTCGACTGCTCCTCCCATGTAGAGTCGAGCCATGCTCGACTGCAGCTCGACGACAGGCCTGAAAAAGCTCCAAGAACACAAATGTGAAAAAGTGTTGACGGCCTCAAAAAAGCCCCTATAATGAGCGGCTCAGCAACACACCGGGCGGTTAGCTCAGCGGTAGAGCATTGCCTTCACACGGCAAGGGTCACAGGTTCGATCCCTGTACCGCCCACCAAATAAATCCCTGATTTTTCAGGTGATATGAAGAAGCCGGCCTTGAGCCGGCTTTTTCGTAACTGCACTGTAACTGCAAGGACGAGTTATGCGCCGAGACAATAGAAGCTCAGCGCAGAAGCGGAACGAGCTCTATCGGCTTGCGATGGCGCGCCATGACTTCCAAGTTTCCGCGAATGCGTGTAGCTCCCTGATCAGGCTGGTCACCTCGGACCAGGATCCGCTCTACTTCCACCTGTACACGTCCGCTGTCATTGCCTACGCCAAGCCGTTTGTGCACAGCAACTTAGGCAGGCTGAAGGGGGAATGGGAACGCTTTCCCGAATCGTGGATGAGTACGGTTCACGCGAACGCGGTCGACGCGCGGAACCAAGTCATTGCCCACAATGACCCTTCTATCAGACAAATGTGGGTCTCTCCTGGGGCTTCGAGAACACATCCTGACACTCTTGCCTGGGATGGTGTGCCCACCTTTTTCGTAAGCAGCTACAACATGTATTTGGATTTCTTCCCGCGCCTGCAGAGCCTTTGCAACTATCAAATGCTACGGCTCACGTACCGTCTGCGTGAACGGATGGAAGAGATGCATGATTTGGCCAGCTTGCCTGTCGCATCTTTTCAGATAACGAAAGATTGAATCAGCAAGTGCGTGCAGTCTGGTGATTACGAAATACGCTTCACGTAAAGCAGTAGCTCTCGATTCTTGTACCTGATGTTCTGTGCGCTGATGATCCCGTAGGCGTCCCCGCGGATCATTAGGCGGTGCAGCTGGCTCACGTCTGCCCGCCAGCGCATTGTCACCTTGGCTGTTAGCTCCGAATGCTCGGCTTGTGCTGCAATGAACTCTCGCCCCACCAACGGCTCCACCTTGGCGAACGTCTCAGCGAAGGTGGACCACACCTCGCGGTCGCCACCCAGTGGGTCACGGATACGCGTCACCTTCTGAATCTGGACGCGGGTGTTCAATTCTTGGGCAGCGTAGGTCATATGAAGCGCAGTCCTCGGGATTGGTAGGGATCGGGCGCGGGCGGCTGCACCGTCTGCGCTGCGCCAAGGGCCATCGCCAGCGCCACCATGCCGTCGATGCGCCCGGTGGCGCGCCCCTTGTCCAGCTTTCGATTGCCGGCGGGATCTCGGACGGTCATCGCGTTGGCGGCGCACAGCTGCAAGACGGGGTGCATGCCGTGGGCCAATCGGCTGTTGAGCAGCTCCGCCTCCAGTGTGTCTAGGGCGGGAGCCATATCCTTGAAGCCCTGCCCGAACGGCACCAGCGGCAGCTGGATGCCCAGCCGGTCCAGCTCGCCTTTCATCACGTCCATGCGCCAGCGGTCGAAGGCGATGGCCTCCACGTCCAGATCGGAGAGCAGGTCGGCAATGTCGGTGGCCACGTGCGCGTAGTCCACGGATGCGCCTGGCGTGGTGCGCAGCAGCCCTTGCCTGGCCCACACGTCGTACGGGGCGCGGTCACGGCGCACGCGCTCGCCCAAGCCCACCTGCGGCGTCCAGAAGTAGGGCTGCACCTGCCATACCCCCTCCACTTGGCCCACCAGCACCAGTGCCGTGAGGTCGTTGCGGGCGGACAGGTCCAGGCCACCGAACACGGGGCCGTCGAACGGCAGCGGCTCTGCGCCGTTGGCCTTCCACACGCCCGGCGAGACGAACGGGGCATCGGTTGTCACGCGCTGGTTGAGCAGCAGATTGCGCGCGGTGTTCTCCATGCTTGGCATGCGCGCGGCCTGTTTCATCTGTTCGGCCAGGTCGGTCCGGCTGCGGAACAGGCCCAATGCCGGGTTTGCAGTGGTCCAAGCTTCCTCATCGTCCAGCGCGCAGCCCTCGGGGGCGGCGTACAGGTGGCAGACGATGCAGGGATCGTTTGAGGCTTGCGCATCGTCCAACCACACGCTGAGCAGGTCGGCGTCAGTGGCGGCCTGCGTGGAGATCACCAGCAGCAGCGGCTCGGCATGTGCGCCTTGGCTGGTCACGATGGCGTCCACGAAATCGGATTGCGGGCCGCGCACCTGGCCAACCTCATCGAGGATCGCCAGCACCGGGGAGAGGCCGTGCGCCGTCTTGCCATCGGCGGCCATCGCCTTGAACTCGGTGTTCATGGGCAGGCCGAGCAGGCGCTTGCCCGATGGCACGATGCGCACCAGCTTGGACAGGGTGGGGGAGAGCTGCACCATCTTGGCCGCGAGGTTGAACACCAGGGCGGCCTGGTCACGGCTCATGGCTCCCGACACCAGCTGCGCGTTGAGCTTGGCCTCTGGCCCCACGAGGTGGGCCAGCAGCAGCCCGGCAATGAGGCCTGTTTTGCCGTTCTTGCGTGCGATCGACAGATAGGCGCGGCGCGTGCCGGCGGGGTTGTCGTAGGTGGCGCGGATGAACTCTTTCTGGAAGTCGGCCAGCAGCATCGGGCGGCCTACCTGCGCGCCGTCCGGCGTAAGGCAGTACCGCTCGATGAACTCGATGACGCGGCCGGCGCGACTCACTTCACCACCCGTAGCATCGGGATCAGCGGATCGGCCTCCTGCTCGGCGTCGCGTTCCAGTGCCAGGCCGTTGCCGGCATCGCGGCTTCGCCCCTCGGTGGCCTCGGGATGGACGTGCAGCAGCCTCGACAGGGCGATGGCGCGTCGGCCTGCGGTGTCCAACAGGCGATGCGCCGCATGCGGCTTGCCGTCCTCCCGCACGTCGCCCTGCAGGCGGATCACAGCGCGCAGACGGGCCATGTCGTCGTGGAGCATTGCCAGCTCGGCGGCGTTGGCCAGGTCCAGGTCATTCCAGCGGTTGCGCGGACGGTTGCGCATGATGGCCTGCCAATAGGGCATGGCCGACTGGGGGAATGCGATGTGGGCGGGCGGCTCCAGCGCTCCAAGCGCGGCATTCTGCGCCGCTTGCACGGCGGCAGTGTTGCTATCAGAGCGTTGCTTTCGCTTCTTCATTGCTGGGCGTTCCAATGGTGCGCGCAATCTTTGGACTTATCGATAATTCGAAGGGGGGTGGTCGGTCTTGGACGGCTCATCTCCCAGCGATTTTTGTTTCACGCTTTGGCGTTCCACGGGTGGCGCGGGTCCATCGGCCAGCCGTCCGCGTCGCATCCGATCACCACCGGCTTGCCGGCGCGCTCACGGGCCGTCTTGTGGGAGTGGCAGGCGTGGCAGAGGCCTTGCAGGTTCACCCGCCTGTTGTCGCTGGGATCGCCGCTGATGTGGTCCACGTCCGTGGCAGGCTCACTGCACATGCGGCACAACGGTTCCTCGGCCAGGATGCGGGCGCGCAGCTTCCTCCAGCGTGTGCTGTTGAGAGGGATGGCGCGCCGTGGGTCGGCATCGCGTCCGGTCGGGTTGGCCTTCTTCTTGGCCTCCAGCGGCGTCGGTGCGTGCGCTATGCCGCGTGCTGCCATCGGGTCGAAGGTGGTTACCTTGCGTGCCTTGCTGGGGTTGTGCACGCGCACGCCAGGCAGACGCGGGAATGGGTTGTGGACGGGTGGGCGCTTAGGCATTGGCGGGGTCCTCAGGTGGTTCGGGGGCGCGGTCAAGTGCGGGCAGGTTCTCCAGTCGGCGCACCTCATCCACGGTCATCCAGCGGTCTTTCAGCGCCTTGCCGTAGAAGTCCGCGCGCGCTTCCGGGTTGCCGCGCAGCAGCCCTTCCACGCTGTGTTCGGCCAGGTAGCGCCTGCGGCCCATCGGCCCGAGTAGCTGCCGGCTAATCTCGGCCTCCCACATGGCCAGCCAGCGCTGCAAGCTGTAGCGCACGAACTGGCTACCCAGCTCGGCGGTGTTGCTGTAGCTGGCGTGGCTAAGGTCCTGCAGCATGGTGGGCGGAACGCGGAACAGGCGCGCTACCTCCACCACGGTGAACTGCTGTGCCGCAATCCACTGCGCATCCTCCAGACTCATTGCCAGCTGCTGGTAGGTGAGGCCGTTCTCCAGCACCGCGGTCTTGCCGATGTTCTCGGTGCCGGAGAATTGGGAGCGCCAGGAATCGCCGATGCGCGTGGCGCTGTTGTCGTCCAGGACGTTCGGCGTTTGCAGCACGCCGGAGAGCCGTGCGCCGTTGCGGAACGTGGCCGCGCCGTGGTCGCGCAGGCTGAGGCCCAGGCCCAGCGTGTTGCGTGCGATGGCAATGCGGGACTTGCCCATGATGCTGCCTGGCTCGGTGCGGTCGGCCAGGTGGAACACCTCATCGTCCAGCAGCCGCACTATTGCCCCGTTGTCCTCGGCGTACTCGTAGCGGTAGCGGCCCGAGGCCAGCTTCACCACGGTGACAGCGCGCGGGTTGATCGGGTGCAGCGCCTTCACGTTGGCCGTGGCGTCGTACTCGATGCGAGCGTAGGCGTTGCCATGCAATAGCACCGCTGCTGTCATCGCCTCGCGGAACGATAAGCCGGACTGATGGGCGTTGGGCTGACGCAGCGCGCGAGCGAGCGGGTGATCGTCTGCGCGCACGCGGTCGCCATCGGCTTTGCGCTGATAGACGTGCAGCGGCAGGCAGGCGGTGGATTCGGCCAGCGTCTGCACAGCTGCATACACCGCCGCGATGGTCTCTGCGGCCTTGGCGTCCACGAACTGCCCTGATGCGCTGACCGCACCTCCGTTGCGCAGGTGGGCCCAGCTCGGATCAGTCGATGCGTCACGCTTCTCTGCGCGCTTGAACGGCCACAGCCTCATCGGCAGGTCTCCAGCCAGCAGCGCAGCAGGCCAAGGCGGTCACGGTCGCCTGGCTGACGGCTACGCAGCGATACGGTGGTGGTGGGATAGGCCGCATGTGCCTGCACGATGCTGATTTCGTGCAGCTCCACCTCGTGCAAGGTGCGCAGCTCGCCGGCCCAGCTGTCGCGCTTGGCGACAAAGCCCATCGAGACGCCGCCCAGGTCGCCACGTACGGCCAGCGCGCGCAGGTCGTTGCCGGTGGTGGTCTCGGGCAGGGCGATGCGGTACTCCAGCCCTTGGGCGCTCTCTCGCAGCTCCAGCGTGCCGCTACGGGTGCGGCCCAGGACCCGGCCCACGTCATGGTCCACCAGCGCCAGAATGTCGCGGTTCTCGGCCAGTGTGCGAGCGAACGCACCCGGCGCGATGACCTCCCGGAAGTCGGCTACCCGTGTCTCAGAACCGAACGGGGCCGCCAACCCGATCAGCTGGCGGCCCTCCACGGTTGCACCGGCAGCGAAGCGGCGCTCCACGTTCATCCTCAGCCCCCGGTTGCCGGCTTGGCCACCACGAACGCCTTGGGATGACGTGCCACCAGGTCACAGGTCATCATCGCGCGGATCAGCACGTTGCCACGGCGGAATGCCTCGCCCTCATACGGGTTCACCAGCAGGTCCAGCACGCCCCACGTGCCCAGGATCAGCTGCGTCCAGTCGCCCAGGATCGCGGTGTTGGCCGGTGCAGCGTTGGACGTGGCGGCGGCAATCTCGCCGATGCGGTTGGCGGTGGCGATGTACTCGCTGCCGGCAGTGGCCGCCTTGAGCGTCCCACGCAGCGCGCGCAGCACGCTCGGCTTGGTGTACCAGTAGTTCGGAGCGACGTTCACGTCCTCCAGCAGGCCCTCTACGGCCAGCACTTCCTCCCAGGTGGTGGGAACCGTGGTGGTCTGCACGCCGGCCGTGTTGATGATGCCCAGCGGAGCCTTGACGCCATCGCCGGTGATGATGGCCTTGTCCACCTCTGCACCGACAGCGAAGGCCAGGTCGTCGCGCAGCAGTTGCTCGATGCTCGGATTGGACTGCTGCGCCAGCTGACGGGACCACGAAGTGATCGCGCCCACGTGACGCGGCTTGAGGCTGACCGAATCGAAGTCCATCACCGATTCCGGCAGCGCCTCGTTCTCGGCCACCCAGCCCGCCGACAGGCCCGCAGCGAACTTCGGGATTTCCACGTTGCCCGTCAGGCTGGACAGCACACGCACGCCCATCTGACGCACCACCAGCGAATCACGCAGCGCACCGATGTACTGGTCGCCACGGTGATCGGTCGGGATCAGCTCGCCGGCAGTGGCCGTCAGGTTCGGTGCGCGGCGCTCCAGCAGCGACAGCGGCACCAGCACGCCCTGCGCCTTCATGCCGGTGCGGCGCTCGGCCTCGGCGTGATACTCGGCCTCTGCGCCCGTCAGTGCGCGCCCGTCGATCTTGGCCTGTACCACGGTCAGCAGCGAGACGCGCTTCTCCAGCTCGGGCAGCGTGTCGCTGCCACCACTGACCACGGTGCCGGTGCTGCGGCGCTCGGCGTCGTCCAGGAACTGCTGGCGCTGCTCCTGCTGCTCCAGGTCGGTGATTGCAGCCTTGATGGTGTCGAAGGTGGCCGATTCCTCGGCAGTGAGCTGGCGGTTCTCGCGTTGGGCGGTTTCCACCAGCGCGCGGGCCTCGGCTACTTTCGCAGCGCGCGCCTCACGTAGGGCTTTCAGGGTCATGCGGTTCTCCGGAGATTGATGTTTCCGGATAACCATTTACCTGCATGGATTCAGCCGTGCAAACAACCGTGCAGTGAGGATTCAACGGGATTCAGTAGCGTAATTTGTCACGTGCTGGCGATGCCGATTTGCGCAGGTTTTCGAGGTGGTGAGCGTCGTTCACTGGTGAACCTGGTGCATCGGGTGCAGCGGGTGCATGGGGTGCGCCCCGTGCAGTTCGCGCCGTTCGGGCCTGAGGCCCTGAAAAGACGTACAGCAATAGCCGGGAGCAACATCGCCAAAGCGGTGGAACGGAACAAAAGAAAACGGGCTCCGCCTGGTAATACTTATAAGGACAGCACGGGGCGCTGTACAAACAGCCTCAAACTGGGCATGACTACAGCACGGGGCGCTGTAGTCACGGATTCTTACCTCACGGGGCGCTGTACGTGGTCCGCCACTACATCACGGGGCGCTGTAGGGTGCAGCACGGGGCGATGTACTGTTTGCGTTTTTCATGCCGCCTCAGCCCCTTCACGTTGCAGCACGGGGCGCTGTACCAATTCCGTTTTTGCAGCGCGCGGTTCCTTGCGCTTGCCGGTGCTGCGGACGTATTCGGGGCGCTCGTGCTTCCAGCTATCGGAAGGCTTTGCGGTGGCCGACACGTCGAGCGGCCTATCCTTCTTCCAGTCGATGCGGCGCCAGGTGAATGCATAGAGCGTGGCCGCGTTCCGGCCGCCCTGCTTGGTACGCTCGATGATCCGATAGTGCTCAAGCTCCGCTGCGGCCTTCCTGACGGTGTTCTCCGAGTTCCAATGCGCGTCCTGCATCAATGCCCAGGATGCGCATAGGTATCCGTTGTTGAAGCCGGTGTACTGGCGTGCGAGGTCCTGCACCAGCTTGTGCGCGTAGGGGCTGAGCCGCGTGTAGTTCGGATGCCGTAGTAGCGTGTAGGGGATGACGAAGGCCATCCCCCCGTCGATATCCTCCCAACGGTTCTCCTTCTTTCGTCTAGCCATGTGATGCCTTGACTGGGCTCTGCAGCAGCTGGCCTACGCAGCGGCCCCAATCAGCGCCGGTGCGTGCAGCGCGCGTCTGCACCCATTCCTGTACCCGTGCGTCTGTCGGCCGCCCACGGTGCTCCAGGGCGCATTCACCACACAGCACATAGGGCAGGGACGCGAAGCCGAAGTCCCGCTCTACGCGGCTGTACGTGCCGAACACCGGCAGCAGCGCCTTGCCGCAGCAATCACAGGCGATAGGTTCAATGGGTCGTGCCATGTCGCCCCTCCTGGCCGAATGCATCGCGGTAACGCCGCAGGTAGCGGTGGGCAGTCGCGCGGGACATGCCGAAGCGGTCCAGTAGATCGCTCGGTGTGGCCGGCGTGCGCCGGCTCTGCATCCACGACACGAAGGCGAAGGCAAACTCGATGTTGCCTGCCAAGCCGGCCTGCTGGTGCTGGAAAGAAGGCCGGCTCATGGATGGGCGCTCCTCTGCTGGATAGATGCGTGTTCCCGGTAAGCGATCAACGCGGCTTCGCGCGCCTTTGCCAAAGTCACACGGGGGCCTGGGCCGCGGCTGCCGATCTCCAGCAGCAGATTAGCCAGGCCGTCCAACTGCTGCCCGAGGTCGCCATCCGGCCAGCCCGTAGGCCGGCTGCGATTAGGGAAGGGGATGATGATGGCGCCCATTACACCCTCCGCAGCGTGTTGGCGTAGGTGACAAGGCCCAGCACCCGCAGCGAAGCGCGCGGGACGGTACGCCCCTCGTAGATGCCCGACAGCGCGTAGACGTACAGGCCGGCAGAGCGCACCTGCACGTAGCGGATCAACGCCTCGCCATCAATCTCCACGGCATACAGCGCATCACCACGAAACTCGGTTACTTCCAGGTCGATCACCAGCACGTCGCCCGGCAGGTAGCGCGGTGCGTTCTGGCTGTCGGACAGTGCAACGGTGGCCCAGCGCGCGGTGTCGGAAAAGTCTGAATGCGCGTCGGGGGTTTGCCCGATTGCGGGCAGGGATGGTTGGTGTACGATAAGGCTCATAGTCAGTTCGTTCCTTGGTCGGTTCGCGCTTGGCTTTTGCGGCTCAGGTGGGTACGAACCACCTGGGCCGTTGCTATTTCTGGCATGCGGAGCATTGCTCCTCCTGTCAGTGCCTTTTGGTGGTCGTTTTCATCGGCGTATCAACCATCACGCCCCGCGAATGCCGGCATCGGTGCGGTGCTTTGCCAGCAGCGCGTAGGCGGCCTTGCGGCGGCGCTCTGCGTCGTCGGGCGTGCCGGCCTCGAAGTGCACCGCCGTCAGTGTCAGCGCGGCGGCCAGCACGTCGCCGGGTACTGCGGTCTCTGCCGGCCAGCGGGTGGCTGAGGGTTCGCCACCGAGATAGCCATCCATTTCGGCCTGTGCACCGCTGATGGCGATGCCGATGGCCGTGTCCAGGTCGCTGTCGATCTGGCGCAGGTAGGTCTTGGCCTGCTCGAGAGTCGGGATGCTCACGCCGCCTTACCTTCGCGGGACGCCTTCTCCATGCTCTGCTGGCAAGCGGCCAGCGCGCGGTGGCTGCACAGACGGCGTTTGCCGTCCTTGTAGGTCTCAAGCAAACCGGTGTTAATGAGCTGGTATCCGCGAGTGCGGGATACCCCTATGAGCTCGAAGGCTTCTTCGATGGGGTAGGCGAGCTTGGGCGTAGCGTCAGACATCTCTTTTCTCCAGGTTGTATAGGTTGTGCACACTGCAAAACCTGCTGGGATGCTAGCGTGCGCATTGGGACATTGCAACAGTTTTTTCAACCTGCGAAACTCGCCGTTATGACGACCAAGAAATCACCCTCGAAGAAAGCGCCGGGCCGACCGCGTAAGGCCCCACAGGACAAGCTTGAGCAGTTCAGCATTCGGCTTCCTCCCAAGCTCAAATTTGGATTGGAGATGCTTGCTCGCCACCAGCACCGTTCATTGAGCCAAGCCGTGGAGTGGGCTGTTCAAGTTGGCCTCAACTCGGCTCACGTGGACAAAGATGGCACCAGCTTGGGCGAGGTCCTTGATCGTGCATGGACGTCTGGCAGTGACGCAGAGAAGACTCTCGCGATCTACCGACATGCGCCTGGCCTTCTGTCATTTGAAGAAGCAGCCTGCTGTGAGCTGCTAGAACACAGTGCAGATATGGCGGAGCTTTGGCGCCACGTCGAAAGTGGACCGCATACCCCCGCTCAGTTGCGGGCAATGGGGGAGGAACTCGACCGCATCTACTGGGCCTCGGTACTTCCGCATTGGAATGAGGTACAGCGGTGGGCGATAGAGGAGTCCACCGCAGGAAGGTCGCTAAGGGGCTTGTACGTGGGCCATCGGCTTGGTTTTTTAGATAAGCCGGGCCGGAATGGACTTCCGCTCTGGAACGTCTACTCGGCTGAAGCTGGCGCGAGTGACGCCGCTTCCCGTTAACTAGTGAGCAAGCCTCAGAATTGAGTGTTGCTAAAGGAACTGCACCTGCGCCAGCTTGTCGCGCGCAGCGCCTTGCACCAGGTGGCCGTAGTGCTTCTCGATCATCGCCAGCGAAGTGCCGGCCAGCTTCGCCACCGTCAGCAAATCCATGCCGCCCACGATGGCGTCGGTGATCCAGCAGTGGCGCAGCGTGTAGAGCGTCACGCCGGCAGGTAGCCCAGCGCGCGCCGCGGCATCCCGAACATGCTCGCTCCAGTCGGTGGGCGTCCACACCTTCTTCCCGTCCTGGGTGAACAAGTGCGCCTTGGGCAGCTTCCCCTTGGCCAAGCGGTCGAACATCGCGGTGGCAGCGGGGGAGAGCGGAATCTTGCGGTCATGATCCTTGCTGCGGAATCGCACACTGGCCGTGCGGCCGTCATAGTCAGAGCGCAGGCAGAGTCCCGGATCTCCCGGCCTGCAGCCGGTCAGTGCCACGCACTCGATCAGGTCACGCACCGGCCCCTCCGCGGCCTCCAGCAGCGCCCGGCGCTGCTCCCGCTCCAGATACAGGCCACGGCGCTGGCCGGCGTCCTTGAGCGGCTTCACCGCGTTCCATTCAAAGGCCACGTCAGGCGATGCCTTACGGCGCGCTACGGCGTGATTCAGGGCGGCCACCAGCGTCGTGCGAATGCGGTTCACGCTGGACCTGGCCAGGGGCTTCGCCACTGGTGGCCTGCCACGCTTCACTGGCAGCGGCGGCAGGTCGCCTTTCTCCACGCGGTCGCGCCAGGCTTCGATGTGATCCTGGTGTAGGTCCTTCAAGCGCACCTTGCCCAGCTTGTCGCCGTAGAGGCAGCGCTCAAACCGGCGCTTTGCATCATCTGATGCGGTCTTGCGCCCATCCTTCTCCAGGGCGGTCACGTAGTCGCGGCAGGCATCGGCCACCGTGAGTTCGCTCTTGGGGGCAACAACGGATAGCGGCGCACCGTGCTGGTCGGTCTCGGCAAGTACAGCGCGCGCTTTGGCGCGGGCAGCTTCCACCGTGACGCCCGGCCACTTACCCAGCGCGCGGGTGCTGGAGCGGCTCCATTGCACGTTCCAGCTCTTGATTCCGCTCGGCTGCACCCGCAGGTGCAGCTGCGGCACCACGGTATCCCACAGGCGGTAGGGCGCTTCCTCGGGCCTGGCCGATTCAACGACGGTGGCGGTCAATCGCTTGGACTGTTTCAT